NGGGGCCAGGGGTCAGGGGCCAGGGGCCAGGGGTCAGGGGTCAGGGGTCAGGGGCCAGGGGTCAGGGGCCAGGGAGTACGGATTATCAATCTTCGAGGAAACCGAAGTGCATCTTCACGTCCGCCGTGTTCGCTTGGGCCTTGATGATCACGCCTGTCGACAGGCGGCAGGCAAACACCTCGCCCGGCTTGACCTTGAGCATTTTGTACATCGAGCCGCCGGTGGATGTGGATGGTCCAATGTCGACGTAATTGCCGGTGTCCAGGTTGCGGCCAAAAAACCAGCCCAACGTCGCAACATCACCGTGGGAGACTACTTCCTCGGCGGCGCTGCCCACAATCTGGATCGGCACATGGCCCCCGATGTTGCTCTGGTCGATTTGGACACTCCCTGGATTGAAGGGATACTTGTAGTATCCTTTGCTGACTTGCACGCTCAGATTTACGGTAATTTCGTTGCTCATGCTATAGGATTCCTCTCAGGACATGCTCTGGGGTAGATTCAGGGTGGCGAAGATCTTTTCCTTGTAGACACGATAGCGCATGTAGTTGGGATCCAATCCGGCACCCAGGGCGCCGCCGGTCGACGAGCTGGCGGCGTTGACCGGACCCAACAGACCGACCCGGGCGAAGCCTTCCGCCGTCGTGAAGTGCTTGAGCTTGCCGCCCTCCCAATAGACCGTGCCCTGGTCGAGCAGCTCAAAGTCCCAGGTTTCTCGCTTGAATTGAATTATGTACCTGATCGGGTAATACCAGACCTCGACATCGTTGACCGTTGCCCGCCGTCTGCCGGAAGTGGTGATGGACTTGATCTTGGCTTGGCGGGGCTGGTGTCCGAAAAAATAGTCCTTGTTGACGGCGTTCTCGTACTCGACGGGGATCGCCGGATCAAACGACTCTTCGTTGCGGACGATCTCCAGAACTGGCCGATTAACATCCATCAACGGCGGTGGGTCGTAGGCTTCTCCTGCACTGGTCAGCAGTGCGCCGCTGTAGGGATTGTCGCCCTCATCCACCACGCCCTCGATCAGGGTACCCACGGCCGGGGCCTGAAAGGCATCCGAGTCATAGGAGATTTCGGGGGCCCAAAGCAAAGGATTCTCATCGTTTTGAGTTCCACTCGGATCCCGCTTGCTGTCGTAGCGGACGTCCACCTCCCAATCTCGCTTCGATCCCTCGATTTGGGATGGTACGCGCTCGGTGACTACGGCCGTCAGATTCGTTTCGCTGTCGGTGGAATAATGGTAATAGCGATGTGGCAGACCGGCTGCGGCCAGCACGGTGTCGACCCCATCCGAATCGCTATCCGTTTCGACAAAGTAAACCCGGCTGTACCAGCGCGATCCGTCATCGCGTTCACCGCCACTGCGGCGGCCGATCCGTTCGTGGGCGTTACCTATAACGCTCATAAGTCTGCCAAGGCCAAGTCCGCCTCCTGGTGTCGGCGGCGAATTTCGGCCAGCTCTTGCTTGATTTGCCCCAAGAGTAGCGTATGGCGTTTTGCCTCGCCCAGCGTGCTCTCCGCCTTGCGAGCCCGCTCCACCGCGCTGGCTGCCTCCGCGGTGCCGCGCATCACGGCAGGCGCGGCGCCCCACTGAACTGGTTTGGCGACTTGGAATTGCGCATAGGCCGCTTCGAGCTGCTGCAAGGCGGCCCGGCGAGCAGCTCGCAGCCATCGGGGCACTTTGAATTTCGGACCGGAGAATGGTGTGATTTGGTCTGATACCTCTCGGATGGCCTGGGTCGCTTTTGTAACTTGCTGGGTCGTGTTTACGGTGGCGTTCCCGCTTTCTCGGATTTTCTTGCACGCCTGGTCAATGCTGTTGTTGACGCTGTTGAAGGCTTTGGAGAGGCCGTAGACTGCGCCGGCCGCAACGCCCAGACCAGCGGCCAGAAGTAGCCAGCCTTTGGGCCCGGCCACGGAGAGCAGGATAGTGTGCGTTGTGGCCAGGGCTTGATAGATCCTAATCAGCAGGATCCCGGCTTTGCTGATAGCACTAATGGCGACGATGCCAGCAGTTATGGCCACGGACCATTTGGCGATGCGGATAATGTTTTGGCCGATTTCACTGTTTTGATCCCTGAGGACTGCGACCAGGCCAGTGATGAACTGGGCCGACTGTTCGAGCGCGGGGGCAAGGCTGACGGTCAACGACATTACTGCGCCGCCGATTGCCTTACGCATGTTCCCGAAAGCGTCCACAGCCGTTTCAATACCCGCGGCCGTCTTGCGACTGAATGTCATGCCTAATGAACGCGCTTCGGCCGCAGCCTCGTTCAAACCTTCCCTACCCAAGGCCAAAGTGTTCAAGAGGCCCATGTTGGCCTTGCTGAACAGGTTGGCCGCGATCGCGTTGCGCCTGGCCGGCTCTTCGATGCCTTTCAGCGCGGTGGCGATCGCCACGAACGCCTCGTCGGGGCTCATGGCAATCAGCTTCTGCGCGCTTAAGCCCAGCTCGTCCAGGGCCGGCTTGGCCGCTCCCGAGCCCCTGGCCGCTTCTCCCAATCGCTTGGCCATCGTCTTGAGACCCGCATCAAGAGTCTCGGCCCCGGCTCCGCTGAGGTCCGCGGCGTGGCGCAGTTCCTGTAAGCGCTCGGTTGCAATCCCGAGTTGATCCGAGAGTTTGGCTGTCGCGTCGATGGCCGTGAATTGCCGCTTGACGAGATAGGCCAGTCCACCTCCAGCCAAGAGAGTTCCCAAGCCGGCCAGCCGGCGGCCTACGCCGGCAATTCGGGAGCCGAAGCGCTGGGCCGTCTTGGCCCCCGCCTTCAGGTTCCGCTGAAGGCCGGCGATGTTCGCACCGACCAGGACGTCAAGGCGTGCTACGGTTGCCATCGGTTAGCGCTTTCGCGTCTTGAAGCCCCCGCTTGATCGACCGCCAATCCTGCGGGGGCGGTTCGTAGCTGGGCATGAAATCGGTCGGCTCGAATGTGCTGCTGGTCTGGGTGCCAAATGCGTTGGCTACGGTGGCGGCCAGGATCGCGTTGAGCAGTTCTTCATGCAGCATGCCAAACGGCTCGATCCGGCTGTAGGCCATCCACTCCGCCAGATCGCGGCTTGTCAGGTCAGGCAGCAAGTAACGAGGATGGGGATAGCCCAATTGGAGGCACAACCGCCAGAGCAACAGCTCTAGCGGCTGGCTGCGGAGTTTTTTTCCAGATCCTCCACATCCCGATCGGTCAGGCCGTTGAGCTTGCAGGAGGCCTCGAACAGCTTCTCGATCGTGTCCGCGGCCAAGGCCATTACCCGGGGCCGATCGTCCTTGGTGAATAGTTGCCGGCCGCCTGCGTCGATCGTGGTGGCCTGGATCATCAGCCAACGAAAGGTGCCCGGGTCATCCTTGGCGTCCACCTTGAGGGCCCGCTTCTCGACGTTCGAGCGCTCTTCCCCGGTGAGCATCCGCACAAAGACGCCCTCGCCATCGCTCAGCTCGACGGCCACCCTTTCCAGACCATCGCGCTTCAAAAACTCCTCGCGTGTGAGGCACTTCATCGGGCTTGCTCCCTGATCTTTGGTATTGGTTACTGCCTACCGGCTACGTCGAGGCCTGCATGCCGGGATCCCCGGTTATCTTCATGCTTACATTCCGGGTGATCATTGCATCTTTCTCGATGGCTCGACCCATGCCCTTGACATACCCATCAAACGTATCCTTCGGCGTCGCCGTAGTCGGATAGCTCACGCGCCAGTTGACGATCTTGCCGCTCTTCCAAAGGCCGGCCAGCGTCTTTTGTGATGCGTCGGTGGATCCGTATGTCATGGTGAGCGCGCACTCGCCGGCGTCGGCTTGCCCGCGCTTGAAGGTCTTGAAGTTGGCGTCGTCCATGTTGGACGTATCAATGTCATCCGCCGTGCCGTCGGGCCCCGAAAAACTCAACAGGCCGGCGACCGCTGTAAAGGTCGTGCTGCCGGCAGAGGTGCCCACCTCTAGGGTACAGCCAAGGCCGATTTCTTTGATCACTGGCATGGTTTATCCTCGTCAATTGATGTCCATCAGGTCGTGCTGAAGAAGATGCGGGCCGAGATGGCCGCCACATAAAAACCGTCTTCGCTTCCCACGCCCTTGGGTTGATAGTCGTCGTCGTGGTCCTCCACAAAACATCCCTTCACCGTGCCGCTTCCAAACGTACCCCGGTGCCCGTTGAGATCGGCCTTCACGGCATCGGCGATCTCGAGGGCCTCGTCGACGTCGTCCGAGATAGCCTCGATATTCCAGCTCGATTCCACCAGGCCGCCGGTGCCCGACAGATCGACCTCTTCCTCCTGGCTGGCCCGGCCGAACCAAATCCGCGGTAGCGGCGGTCCGTAGGGCAGCTTGTTTTGCAGCACCGCATTCGGAGCCGCCGCCCCGGAAAATACGGCCAAGACGCCTGTGGAGCTGGTGATGAAACTTCTGAGGTTCTCGCCGATCGAGGCCATTACCGCTTCACTTCCTGCAACAAAACCCTCTTGGTAGTGCTCACTGCCTTATGGCCGGCCTGGGGCCCTTTTTGCTTGGCGGCCTCTTCCAAAAAGTGCTTCCCCGGAATCTGCCGTCGATTCTCCGAGCCCCGCTTTCCGGTCTTCCAACCCCACTCCTGAAAACCACCATAGAACGTTTCGTCAAGAAACGCCCCGGCCCCGATCCGCGTCACGGTGCCGATGAATCCCCGTCGCCGCTTGGCCGCCCGCGTCTTGATGGCCCGTCCGAGTCGTCCGCTTTTCTCCGGCGCGTTGGCCTTGGCCGCCCGGGTGATGATCTTGCTGCCATCCCTGCTTCCCTTGCGGATGGCCTTCTTGGCAGCTTTGGGCGCGCTTCGCTCCAATAAACGGATCAGCCGCTTCTCGCCCACCAGCTTCATCGAGGCGCCGCCGGCTCTCACGTACAAAGCTCCTCACTGCAAAGCAGCCGCAACACGCGGTCTCGCTCGCCCCGGTTTTCGACCTGATGGATGTTCAGGACCCGATCGCCGAACTTTAATCTCGCCCGCGTATTGACGCGGTCGCTGTAATACATCTCCACCTGGTGCGTCGCCCGGGGATGGATCTGCCGGGCGATCAGGGCCTCCTCTCCGCGGAGCTGCTCGATGCTGCCCCGGACGGTCTGGACCGTGCTGTAGCTTTTTTGCGACTGTCCGCGGCTGGCCGCCGTGGTCGAGCCGCTTAACGTCTGGATGTCAACACTGTGCCGATAGGATCTCAGGCGCATGATTTGTCAGGGGTCAGGGGTCAGGGGCCAGGGAGTAGCAAACGCGGCCATTCTGGCCTCTGGTCGCTGATCCCTGGACCCTGAACCGGCTACCCATAGTGTCCATAGGTGTTGCAGCCCAGCAGGTCGTCGATGGCCCGACTGATGTCCGCCTCCTTGACCCGCTCGGGGTCCCAAAGATGCTCGAGTTTCAGGAGGATTGCCTCCTTGATCGTCTCCGGCACCTTGGCCCGGCTGGCGTAGCCGGCCGAAAAGCGGACGGTCACCGCGTCGGATCGCGACCGCGTGGTCGGCCAGGTCTCGCCAAAAGCCGGCTCGACGTAGCCCGGATCGTCGCTGGGCGTGATCACGTTGTAGTCGCCGGTGGAGACGGTCTGTAACGTGCCGTCGTCGTCGTAGTATTTGATGTGCGTGACCGATTGCAGGGGCGGTCGGGGCAGCTCGATCTCTTCGTCCCGATCCGCGCCCGGAAAATCCTCCAAGACGAGCTCGTAGGTGGCCGGCATGAACTGCCGGTGTCCGCTGATCCGCCGCTGGCAAAAATCGGTGGCCGCCTTGAGCTTCTGCCGTATGCTGCCCAGCTCCTGATCGTCAGTGTTCCGCAAGTGCTCCTGGGCGGTCGCCAAGGTGACCGGCTCTTCGGTCGGTGCTGTGATCAGTTTCAGGTCCACGATCAGTAGCCCAGCATTGACTGCGCATAGTATTCCTGGCTCTCCAGGGCCCCTTGCAAAAAGGCCGCCTTGAGCGCCGCATGATCCCGCTTGTCGGTGACGGTCTTGAGGCGCTCTTGCAACTCCTTGGTGCGTGCGTGCCACTTGCTGGCCATCAGCCCGCCGTCGGCATCAAAGCCATACAATCGCGGTGTTTTGAGAAGGTCCGACTCGGGTGGCACATGCAGCTTGATCCCGGCCCCGCGAATCCATCCCAAAAAGAACTCACAGCTCGGACGCTGTGCCTCGTACTCGGTGGCCATCGCCATATCCACGCCCCACACGCCGATCTCTTCCGGTTCGAGGGTGATGGCAAACGCCATCATCCAGGAGACCGTGTTGTTGAAATACGTGCCGAATCGCCGGATGATTTCATCCTTGGGGAACAAGACGCCCGAGGGAATCTCGGGCCGCAGCTCGGCCACGTAGATCGGGTTTTGGTGTTCTTGGCCCAGCCAATTCAGGTAGAGATCGCCGTTTCTGGCCGCCTGGAGATAGGGCCATCCGTGGATCTCAAACTGCACATCCCAACGCGGGACCTCCTTGGCGGCCACCAGGTTGGAGAGCGTCCAGATCTGCCAGGACTGATCATCGTAAGGGGCCAGGTTCCGGGAGCTGGGCGCCTTGCCGATGATGGCGATTTTCTTGGGGTTTTCCAGGACAGCCATGGATCTATCTCCCCTGCTGAGGTTTGCCTGGCGACTGCTTAGTGCGCCTACGTGCTGAAATCGGTGCTCACGGTCACGGTCCCGACATTCGAGATAATTCCCCACTGCGTCGTGGACAGTCCTTCAAGCACCATGGCCTCGCCGATGTCGTCGAACGCCAGACGATGATTTGTATCCGTGGTGGGAAAGGTGATGCCTGTGCTGGTCGTCTCCACGTGGGCCACGGCGGCCGTGGAGCATTTGAGTGCAAACAGCCGCTTGGACACGCCGGGCAAGGGCCGGGGCAAGCGAAACAATGCCCGGGCGCCGGTGGTACCAGTCGTACTGAGATTCGAGAGACCGGTTCGGGCGAGCGTCACGGCGCCGGTGGTGGACGTGGATAGTCCCACCGCCGTCTCGTAGAGAGCCTGCCGATAGCCCGTGGAGGAATCGACGATCTTGCCGGTGTTGGTCAGCGTACCCTTGTTGCTGAGCGTACCCGTGCTGGTGATCTCCAGGTCGCCATAATTGTCGATCTCACCGTAGTTCGTGAGCGTACCCGTGCTGCCGATCTCCAGCTCATCGTTTTCTTGGAGTCGGCGGATCGCCCCGCTGTACTCGCCTTTGTGTTCTGCCATGAGTCTTATCCTCTATGCTGGCTATGCAGCAGGCAGCGGACAGACCCGCGAGTCCGCCGACGGCCTACCGCCTACCGTCTTACGTTAGGTTGTCTGCGGTACGTGGAGCACACAGGGCGTGGCGGTGGAAACCGCGGTGGCTCGGCAGCTCACGACGGGCCGCTTTCGGGGGCCGTACTGCTCCGCGATTGTGCCTCCGTACTCGATCGAGTCGGATCGGGTGAGGTGCGTCTTGACGTAGCGCTTGAGCGGGCGATACACCTCGATGCTCATAAAGCGATC